GGGGGGGGGGGGGGGGGGGGGGGGGGCTGGGGGGGGGGGGGGGCGGGGGGGGGCTGGGGGGGGGGGGGGGCGGCGGGCGGCGGCGGGCGGCGGCGCGCATATAACGGGAGGCGAGGAGGGGAGGAGGCGAATCCGTCCACAGGCGCGCGGGGGGTCATTACTGACAATGCAGGGGGACACCCCTGCACCCCGTTCTGCGCTGAAATCCACGCAATAACGTTCCGTTATTGCGGGATTTTCAGCGCCGTTGCGACCTTCCGCCGTCCGCGAAAGCTCGAAAAACTCTCTCAAACATACCGTTGCGGTCTTCCGCCGTCCGCGAAAGCCCGAGAACCCGTCACCCCAAACACCCACACACCAAGCAAAGGGCCGCCCCTTCTGAGGGGCGGCCCTTGCGGCGGCGGTCTGTCCTTACATCGGGATGCCGGCGTAGTAACACTCCCAGAGGAACCAGTGAACGAAGTATAGGAAGATGAGTGCAGCTACCATTTTGAGAATGTATTTAAGCACGAATATTATGTTCTCTTTCATAGCGGTTGCGGTTTATCGGTTGAACACATGTCCGTTCTCGCTCATGGTGTAGTCCTCAAGGAAGAGGTCGCGCGCGAAGGAGTCGTAATCGAAGTAGTTCCCGAGAGGCCCGTTTAGCACTTCGGGGTAACATTCTTCGACGATGTGGTGCGCGAAGTCTTCTTCGTTCTCCCACTCACCCATATAGGCATCTTCGAACCCGTTGAAGGTGAAGTAGAGGTCGAAGTAATCGTCGACAGGCTCCGCGCCGTAGCGGTCGCAGAGGCTGCAGTATTCCTGCAGCAACTCGACGTCGGTCTCATCGTAACTCTCCCCTATGAGGTCGAAGGGTATATTCTCGGCGTCCTGAACCATTAACTCAGGATCTTCCTCATCCGCGTGGAGGGCGCGAAGGAAGGAATCGAACGCGGAGGCGTCGGTAATATTCGATACGTCCACCCGCTGCCCGCTCAGATTGCCGGCGGCATACTTGCCGAAGGTGCCGACATAGATATTCGGCGCATCCCCGTCGGGGGCGTAGTAGTTAATGTCCTCTTGGAGGCTTTCGGGGGTGTAGCCCAGCGCGGCGAGGCGGGCGATTACGTTTTCGGTGAGTTCGAGCGTGCCGTTGGTGAGTTTGATGCTTTCCATTGTTTTGTATAATTTTGTGGTGTATAATTTTGTATTTAGGCCGCTTTTGCTCGAGAGGGTAGGGGCGGCCTTTTTCCCTTCCCTCTATACAAAGTTACTACTTATTTTGTTAATTTGCAATAGTTTATATTTAACATTTAAGGCGTTTTTTTGCCCGTTTTTGTCTGCCCTCGCACACGCTTTTATAGGTGTTTTTGCCCGCTGCCCGCAAATGGCCTTTTTTCGGTGTATGCCCGAAAACGCCCCAAAATGCCTATTGTATTCGCTCCTCATAGCCTTATTCGGCCTCAAAAAAAATACTATTATTTTAGGTGCTTCTGTTAAATGATGTTAACGCCCCGCAATGGCCGCTGAGGCCTTTGGGGGACGCCCGGCGCTTGCGCCGGACGGCACCCGCCTACCCGCGGCGGGTGCCGTCTTTTGTCCTTTCTTTTTCCGAGGTTATTTTTGCGTCGTTCCTTTTCAATTCATTATGGCTAACATCAACCAATCCGCCAACATTACTCTTACCCTCAACGGGCAGCAGGCTACTCGCATGCTCAGCGACCTCGAAAAAAAGTCGCAACGCCTCGAAGCTGCCCTCAAGAAGGCTGCCTCCGCCGGCGACGCCGCTGGGGCAAAAAAGCTCCAACGGGAACTTACAAACACCACCCGCCTCATCGAGCAGATGAAGGGGGCAACGTTGTCGGCCGAGGACGTCCTCCGTCGTCTTGATTCAGCTACGCCCAGAGAGCTGAACAAAACTCTCAAAACGCTGCAGTCGCAACTCAACGGGATGAAGCGCGGAACTGAGGCCTGGGACGCTCACGCCAAGAAGATTCAGGCCGTCCGCGCCGAAATCTCGAAGATGAATCAGGCTCTGAACACGCAACGCTCGGGGTGGTCGAGGTTTAATTCGTGGCTCAACGACACCCAAGCGGCACTTATGGGTGCCGCCGCTGCCATTACGGGCTTGGTAATGGCCGGCCGTAAGGCTGTCAACTCTTTCGCCGAAATGGAGGAATCCCTCGCCAACACCCGCAAATATACGGGTCTGTCGGTCGAGGACGTCGAAAAGCTTAACGAAGCTTTCCGTCGTATGGACACCCGAACTTCCCGTGAGGCACTCAACGACCTCGCCCAGGAGGCCGGCCGCCTCGGTAAGAATACCTTGGAGTCGGTGCAAGGCTACGTTGAAGCTGCCGACATAATCAACGTGGCTCTTGTCGATTTGGGCGCCGGGGCCACCCAAACTATCGCCAAGCTTACTAACATCTTCGGGGTCGAGAAGATGCTCGGTACCAAAGATGCTATGCTTGCCGTCGGTTCTACGGTGAACGTTCTCTCGCAGAACTGTACCGCATCTAAGCCCTATCTCGTGGAGTTTGCTCAACGTATGGCGGGTATCGGCTCACAAGCCGGTTTGACCATTCCCCAGATTCTGGCCTTCGGCGCTGTCCTCGACGCTAACGGCCAAAAGGTGGAGATGTCGGCAACGGCTATCCAAAAGGTGATTATGAACCTCGCCAACAAGAATCAAGAATTTGCCGCTACTCTCGGTATGGACGCCGAAAGGCTTAATCGGACGCTTAAACGCTCGGCCAAAGACGGCCTGCTTATGTTCCTCGAGGCCCTGCAAAGGCTCGGTCGAAGTGTTGGCTTCGACAACGCTACTATGTCCCTCGCTCCTGCTTTCAAGGATATGGGCCTCGACGCTGCCCGCGTCTCGCAGGTGCTTTCTACCCTCGCTATGCACCTCGACGAGGTGAAGTGGCAGCTCGGCAACGCCACAAAGGCTTTCAACGAGGCCACTTCTGCAACCCACGAATATGAGATTTTCAACAATACTGCACAGGCTTCGATTGACAAGGCCCGCAAGCGCGTGGTCGAGCTTGCGGTCGAGTTGGGGCAGAAGCTCTTCCCTATTATGAAACACATCTATACTTCGTCCGGTGTGTTTCTGAGGGTGCTCAATCAAGTTATCTCTTTCGTCATTACTTACAAAAAGGAGGTTGTCAGCGCGGCCGTCGCTATCGCGGCATATGCCGTCGCCGTCAATGCCTCTACTGTTGCCTTCCGGCTCCACTACGCCGCGGTGCTTCTTGTGCAAAAAGCTCAAGCCGCTCTCACTGCGGTGTGGAGCTCCGCCAAAGGCGCGGTGGTGCTGTTTCGCGTTGCGGTTATCGCGATGACGCGCGGTCTGGGATCCGCGCGCATCGCTTTCCGCCTGCTCACGGGTTCCATGGCCGCTAACCCTTTCGGCGCAATTGCTGTCGCTATTGCCGCCGCTACGGCTGCCCTGTTGTCGTGGATTAACAAATCTTCTAAGTCGTCAGAGATGATGAAACGTCTTTCCGACGGCATTGCCGCCACCACCGCCGAAACTCGAAAGGAAAAGGAGGAAATCGACGCCTTGTTCCTTAAGTTGCGCTCTGCCCGCCAGGGTTCCGAGGAGTATCAACGTGCAAAAGACAGTATTCTCGACAAATACGGAAAGTATCTTAAAGGCCTCAGCGACGAGGTGGCTTCGCTCTCTAATGTCGCTGAAGCCTACCGCGTTATTACCACTGAAGCTAATAACGCGGCTCGTGCCCGTGGCCTTAATAAGGCCAACGATGCAGCCGATGAGGCTTTCAACTCTACGCTTTCCGAAGAGGGCAAGAAGTTGTTCCTCGGCCTTAAAAATGCGCGGCAGTCGGTGCGCCGTGGTAATTCCACTTATCAAGAGGCTCTTTCTAATACGGAAATTTCGACTTGGGTCAATCGCCTCGTGAACGAGGTCTCCGAACGGCAGTTCTCCCAGCGCTCCAAAAACTTCCTGCAGTCTTTGGGGGTGTGGGTCGACCGCAGCGGAACTTTCCGCGGCGGCGACGATATCGCCGATGCCCTCAATAGTACTTTGGGGGTTGTGGGACTGGGGGCCGACCGCGACGGCGCTGCGGATATCGCCGAAGCCCTCAATAGTATGTTGGAGGCCTCGCGAACCCGCCAAGAGGAGCGCGAAATTGTCGCTTCTATTTTCGGCAACCCCTCTTCTATCTATGAGGGCTTGTCGATTATGCAGCTCGAGGCGCTCATCGGCGACCTTAATGACACTATGCAACACGGCCGGTCTTCGTTTTTTCAGCGCCTGCCTAACGGCAATAATCTGCTTTTGGAAAGGTCTACCGACATCCAAAACGCGATTTCTTCGCTCCAGATTATGCTGGAGCGGGCGCAGGAGCTAGATGAAGGGGTTGTCGTGGTTGGCCGCCGCCGTAACCGCCGCGGCGGCTCCGGTTTCGGCAGCGCGGGTGAGGCCAACACCGAGCGTTTCTCTGAGGAGAAGGCTTGGCGCGCCATTGAGGAGGCTAAGGCGAAAACTGCATATTACACCGGCCAAGCTGACGCCCTTGCACACGCTGAAGCTATGGATAAGATTGCGGTGGAATACTTTCAGAAGCTTTCTCTTCGTGCCGACCTTTCCGCCCAGGAAAGGCTCGACATTGAGGCGCAATATTGGGAGGCCGTGAACAAGTGGTCGCGCGACGAACGCGCTTCGTCGGTCGAAGAAGAGGAACGCGCTCACGCCGAGCGTGTCGCCGCGCTCCGTAAGCTCTACGTCGATTGCGATATCGAGCACGAGGATTTCGTCCGCCGTAACGAATTCGAGGAAATGGTTCACCAACGTAATCTTGTCGAGATTTACGAGGTGGGCTCCGCTGATCGGCTTAAGGCCGAGCAGCGCCTCAACGAACTGCGCTTCCAATGGGAGAACAAGGACAGGCAGGAGGTGCGGCAGAAATACGAGCATTGGCTTAAGGAGTATTCCAATCTCGACGCCGCAAACCGAATGCGGCTCGAGCTTGCAAATCTGGACACTATCCACGAGGCCGGCCTTATCTCTGAAGCTCAATACCAGGACGCACTTAATCAGGTGCGCCAAAAATATTGGAACCAGGGGCTCCCCGATTTAGCCAAGCAGGAAAGCCCTCAGTCTTTCCAAGCGCTGCAGGCCGCTCGCGATCTTGCCGTTAGGCAAGTGCGCGAGTTGGCCGCCCGGGGCGACTTCGACCCCGACGATGTCTCCGCTTCCCTTAGCGCTATCGAACGCAATTTTCAGAAATTGCGTCTCGAGCTTGGCAAAAATGCGGGTAGCCCTATGGCCGCTCAGGTGATCGATCTTTACAAGGCGTGGCACGACTTCTTCGACCGCACGGCCGAAGAAGGCGAGAATTGGGCTGCTCGCATCGGCAATCTCGCTCAGGTGTCTTTCGCGATGATGGCCACCGCGATGCAGTCATATTCCGAGAGCGTTAAGGCCGACGCCGATTTGGAATCGGCTCGCCTCGAGAACAAATACCAACGTGATATCGAGCTTGCTCAAGGCAACAATTACAAGAAATTGGCCTTGGAGCGTAAGCTCGAAAACGAGCTTGCCGCCGTCAAGAACCGCGCTAACCGAAAGCTCTACAATATGCAGGTTATTCAAGCCGTCGCTCAAACGGCCGCCAATGCCCTCAGCGCATACGGCGCCGCCCTGAAGGTCGGGGGCCTTGCCGGTCTTATCCTCGCTCCTATTGCCGCCGCCATGGCTACGGCGGCGGGTATGGTGCAGGTTGCCACTATCAAGAAGCAGCAGCAGGCGGCCGAGGCCCAGGGATACCGCAAAGGCGGTTTTACCAAGCCCGGCCGCCCCGACGAACCCGCCGGGGTCGTCCACGCCGGCGAATGGGTCGCCTCCCGCGAGTTGGTGAACAACCCGCGCACACGCCCGGTTATCGACCTCCTCGAGAGAGCACAGCGCTCTAACTCAGTCGGTATCATCTCTCGAGATGATGTGTCTTCGGCTATCACCGCCCCGTTGCGTATCGCCGCCGCGCCCGCGGCAAGCACCAACTCGGCTGCGCCGGTGGTGATCGCCGCGCCCGACAACACCAATGCCGAGCTCGCCGATGCGGTCGCGGCTTTGGTGCGCCGGCTCAACGAGCCTTTCGTTACTGTCAATTCTGTGGCCGGGCGTGGCGGTATCAAGGAGGCTCAGGACGAATACAACAATCTTATCAAGGCTGTAACACCTAAACGCTTTAAACGATGAAGGTTCTGGTCAACGGGCTTCCCGCTGCTGTGGGTGCCGATTTCTCTTTCGACTACGTCGTCGAAAATCGGTTTTTCCTCGGTCGCGAGGGCTATTCGCTTAATATTTCTTTCCCCCTGAAGGGGTGTGCCGAAAATATTGCTATTTTCGGTAATATTAACCGCCTCGACGTCCTCGAAGATAGGGTGGTTTTTCCATGTGTGTTCGAGTGCCCCGGTTTCTCGCTTGCAGGCTCGCTCCGCGTGGCTAAGATTTCTGAATCCTCCGTGGAGGGTCAGTTCGCAGCGGGTCGCTCCGAACAAACTATGGTCGACCCCCTCGAAGATGTTTATATCAACGAGATGAAGCTCGGCACCCCGTCCGACACCCAAATCAATAGGTATCTCACGCCTCCCGCCGAGGCGTGGAACGCGGTCAATAATTGGGTGGCGCTCCCGTGGATTAACGACGCTTATCCGCTCGTCCCAAATAATTGGGCTGTTTGGTCGGATGAGAAAATGGCTTACGAGTGGGACGCCGAAACCGGCTCCCTCTCTTATCAGCCTTATCTCATCTTTCTCGCTAAACGTATTTGCGCCGTTCTGGGCTACAGCGTCGACTTTTCCCCGTGGGAAAAATCTCCTCTCCGCTTCTTGGTGGTTTGCAATGTCCTTCCCGCTTCTTGGGAAATCACGGAGTTCGCCCGTGCGCTCCCGCACTGGTCGGTGTCCGAATTCTTCTCCCAGCTCGAGCTTGTGCTCCGATGCGAGTTCGACTTCTGCCACCGCTCAAACTCGGTGTCTATGCGTTTCGCCGACGACGTCACCGCAGGCCTCGAGCCGGTCTGCATCAAGCAGCCCCTCGCCGCTCATGACGCGGAACTCTCGGCATCTGATTCGGTTTCGTCCGAATTCGTCGCCTTCAAAAAACTCGCCTTCAAAAAGCCGCCTTTCAAGGTGTGGTCCTATCTCGCTTGCGACAATGCTGTCGCTAAGTTCGCCGACCGCATCGCTCAGTATGATTCGCTCGACGGCCTTATCGCCCTCAATAAACTTCACGAACCTTCACAGGATTTGCGCACCATTTGGGGCGGAATTAATTCGCCCCAATCGGGCCGCTCTCGCTATTCGGTTAATCAGCTCCTTTACGCAAAAGAGGAAAATCGTTACTACGCTTTCCGCTCTATGGGCGTCAAGGAGCTCGCCAAAAATTCTTTCCGTCAGGAGTTCGCTCTCCAACCGGTCAATCTTTTTGGCGTGGGTTATGTCGACGAGGAGGCCGACACTCAGGAGCTGAGTGTTGTCCCCGTTACCATTCAAGATACTTTCATCGATGGGGCCGACCGCGGGTTTATGATGGTGCTAAACCCGGGCGACTGCGACGAGGGCGTCGTCGACCCCGACAATTCTCCCGCCTATCTCTATTCTTCCCGCCCCGAAACTTATCTTTCCCCCATTAACAAGGCGGTCGAGGAGGGCGACCCCTCCAACGACCTGCCCGCTTACTACGATTTGTTGTTCGTCGGGTACTGGGACGGGGTCATTCACGACCCCGACGGCGCTGTTTATCCTGCCTACGATAGTATTATGATTTCGCAGTCGTGGCAGAGATATAACATCCCCGGTCTCGACCTGCGCCTTCATAACTCCCCGAAATCGTTCTCTTCTTTCCTCCCCAAAATCGACGCCGCCCGAAAACTTAAGGTTTCTTGGCTGTCAGATTCTATCCCCGACCCACGCGCTCGTTTCATTATCCGTAATAAGGAGTATGTATGCGCAAAGATTACCGCTTCTTTCTCCACACGCGGTATGTCCGAGGTTCTGCAAGGCGAGTTCTACCCCGTCGCCGAGGCCTGACGGCCCCGGGTGTTCTGCTTTTTTAGAACAAAAAGTAGAACACTTAGTAGAACACCTTGCAGAACACCCTCGCTGCTTCCTTCTCTGAGCCTCCTTTTTGAGCCAACCCCGCTACAATGCCCTGTAGTGGGGTTCGCTCTTTTCCTTCATACACTTCTCAGAACACTTCTCAGAACACTTCTCAGAACACTTTTCAGAACGCTTTTCAGAACACTTTTCAGAACACTTCTCAGAACACTTCTCAGAACACTTTTCAGAACGCTTTTCAGAACGCTTTTCAGAACACTTCGCTCCCGCTCAGCGTCTATTTTTTGCCGTACAAAACGTAGTCCAAAACTCGCCTGTTGGCTTCGTCTATTTTGCTCCTGTCGGTGTCGATGTAGATGTCGGTCACGGTGTGCCCGCCATGCCCCAACGCCTCCGCTATCGTCTCTTTCGGAATGTCGAGTTTGCGCGCTATGGTTGCCCAACTGTGCCGGGCCCAATAGCTGCTCATCTCCTCCAATCCTAACTCGCCCTTCAGCTCTTTGAGCCTTTGCGAGAGTACGTTGTAGAAGTATCGGTAATTGGCGTAGTTGTCGAGGTAATTCAAGACATGCCGCCCTCCGGCATATCTGTCAAGGAGCGCTTGTGTCTCGTGCTCCACCTTTATGCTGTAAGGTCGGTGCGTTTTGGCTCGGATATAGTCTATCCGGCCTCCGCTTACCTTCTCAATCCCGTACATATCTACGGGATTGATGCCTATCAGCATAAAGGTGAGCTTGAAGTAATCGAGGTACTTTTGGAGCCGCTCTTCGGCGCTTTCGTGCCGAAATATGGCCCGAAGCTCCTCCACGCTGTAACTGCGTTTCCGCGTCGCGGCGTGCTTTATTTTATAGCGCCTGAAGCCGTAGGTGTCGGTTACTTCGTTGTCTATGGCGTAGTTAACTACGGCCCTCAGGTTCCGCATATGTATGGCTACGGTGTTCACTCCGTTGCTAGCACTGAGGTGCTGCGCAAACTCTTCTATCCAGTGGAGTTTGATGTCGTCAAACTCCACTCGCTCGAAGTCGGCTCCAAGCCATCCCTGCAGTTTTTTGTAGGTCTGCGCGTACAGCGCCCGCGTACGCCCTTGCCGGTGTTCCATGAGTTTTCGAAACCACACCGCCAGGGTGGTTTCTTCCTTTGCGGGCCCGGGTGCTTCTTCAAGCATCCCGCCCGCTATGTGGTCGCGCAATTCTTTGGCTTTCATCGCGCTTATGTCCCGCCGCGTCATTAGTTCGATGAGCGCTTGCCGCGCCTTTTGAAGGCGCCCGGTGAGCCACATATTCATTTGGCTCGCTCCAGGGTGTTTTACTATTTTTTCTTTCGCCGCGTCCCACTGCCGCGGCTCTAAATACATGCCGGTGTTGATATATAACGTGCTGCAGTTGTGCGTTATCGCGATTTTTATCTGATACTGCCCTTGCTTGGCGCGACTGCTGTTGCGCCCGTCTAAATATAATTTTATCGTCGCCATTGTGGTAGTTGCCCGTTCCCTTTCTTTAACCCGAAAACCTTGCGGGTTTTCTGCGGGTTATCTTTTGCAATAGATTGCAAAAGATTGCAATATTTTGGAAAAGATTGCAAAAGATTGGAAAATGCCGGGCTTTTTTTATATAGGCTCTACCGTTGCCTTTCTTATAACTAAGGCGCTGATTCTCCCCTTTTTGGGGTTAGATATCAGCGCCTTTCGTTTGCGGAGCGACCGAGATTCGAACTCGGGATACCCTTTTGGGGTATACACGCTTTCCAGGCGTGCGGCGCCGCGCGTATTGCGCTGTGGGATAGTCAATTACGGATGTGGATTTGGGGTTTGCAAGTTGTTTGCGAGTTTTTGTAGGGTTGCAATTAGTTGGTCTTTAGATACAATTACTTCGCGGAGGGCGGCCACCTCGGCGCGGGCGGCGTCGCGCTCCGCCTTCAGGATGGCGGAACTTGCCGCGTCGCCGGAGGTGTGGGTGCTGTGCTCGTAGTTGTCGCGCCCGGCCTGCCTGGTCTGCTCGATCTCGGTGACCTCGTCAAAGAAGTAGCCCACCGGCACACCCAGCACACTCGAAATTTTTTCAAGGTCGCCAGCCTGAATCTTGTTTTCGCGGACGCACCGATGCAGATTGCCCTCTGACATCCCAATTTCCTTGGCTATCGACTTAAACTCAATTCGGCGCTCCTCGGCTTTAATTTTTATGCGTTGTAAATTCACTGATATTTAAGTAATTAAAATTTTAACACACAGATTTAACAATTTTAAACGCTTAAATTTATGCGTTGAACTGATAATTATATTAACTTTGCGTCACAGTTGCGAAAGATGCTCGAAAGCTCAACGCAAGCAAGACGAAAACAATTCGCAAATATAGAAAATAATTATGAAAGGAAAGTATTTAGTCATCGGGAAAAAGAGCGGGCGCCACGACATGGTGGTCTTATGCTCTGCCGACAAGACAAAGGAATTAGCCGGAAAGATAGGCAACAAAGGGCAAATGTGTGCTTTTGCGCCCACCCTCGAGGAAGCCTTCCTCATTGCCGCCGAAAACTGGGAGGCCCAAAAAGACCACAAGGCAGCCGCCCCGGCCTTTTGCGTGTTCGCACTCTTTGAGGCGGAGAAGCTCTGCCTGTTGGCAATTGCAGAGAGCCACATCCCCGCAGGCGACTTGGATTCAATCCCGGCGCTGTGGACGTTCGCCTCCTTCGAAAACCCCGAAAACGCGATGAACTACGCCGGCGAAGTTTGGGCGAACCACGAAACAATAACACAGCCCACACTGATAGCATTAGCCGAAAAACACCAATGAAACATTACCCCGTCATCGTCCACCTCGGTGACGCCCGCAAAGTTATAGGCGTCTCGCTCTGCGCCGCCGTAGACCTCCCCAAAACCCCGACCCCGGTGCGCTCGGCGCAAGAAGTCACCCACTACATGACCAGCGCCGAGGGCGCCCTGCGCTTTGGCGTCGCCGTATGGCTCCATCGCTCCAACATCACACCGAGCGACGTCCCCGCTAAAATAACCATAGACACGACTGCAAGCAATGAAAACACCATTTGACGAACTCCGCGAGCGAGAACAGGCACGCATCGACCGCATCGAGGCAGTGTGCCGCGACTACGAGACAATGCGCAAAGAGTGCCCCACGGCCACGCCCCACGCAATCATGCAGTGTATGGCCGAGGGGTACGAAGCCGCCAACGACGAACTCATAAAGCGAGGAGAGCACACCCGCAACCCCTACGTCCTGATGCCCACCTCCCGGGCCGGCATAGCACATATTTTAAAAACGAACGGATACTACAAGCCATGACCCGCACACCGCCGCAAGTAGACCCACTCGGCCGCTACAGCATATGCGAAACGGCGCGCCTTCTCGAAGTCGACCGGCACACGATACAACGGTGGGCAAAAGTCGGCGCCCTGCGTGTAGGCTACCGCAAAACCAAAGGTATTCGGCCGCGCCCCTTCATCACCGGCCGAGAGATAACAAGAGTATGGACTTCACAATACTGAATACAATGAAAACCTATCGCATCTACAACATGTTTCGCGCGTTCGTGGCTATTGGTGCCTGCTCGCTTTTCGCGTGGATCACCATCGAAAGCGCCGACGCGCTCAACTACGCCGGCGTAGTCTTTGGCGTTATCAGCTTCTTTCTCTTTTTCTCCTTCGCCATGTACTACCTGAGCAAGGCGCAGCCCCGCCGGCGATAGGGCGGAACCATATGGGGATGCAGTGCCGCAGTAATGCCGTGCGGCTATAAGAGATAGACCGAGGCGCCTACGCCGTACTTCAGCCTCGGGCACCTAAAAACTCGCAACGGTTGGAGCTTCGCCGCTCCCTTCCCCTCTACCATATGAATTATTTTTTGTTGTGTACTTCAGAACTCCGCGCCGTGAGGCGAGGAGGTAACAAGGGCCGAAGCCTCAGAGGAGGCCGCCCGGGGGTACGAGTTGCCCCCCTTGGGAGTGAGCAGCAAAATCACGGATATTTTTCATAGAACGTCAATACACTCATTTTATCACTCACTCCCAAACACGGAGACGCCAGGGCGGCGCAAATGCCTCGCCGCAATAACTTCTCAACGGGTCGGAGCTTCGTCGCTCCCGTCTCCACAAGGGCAAACGCCCATTGTGAATTTGCAACCACCGCCGCGAGGCAGGCACGCTCTTAGATGAATTAATGGTTTGACGCAGGGGCAAGAGTGCCCCGGTCGGGGGTACGGGCTACCCCCTTACAATATGGGGCGGGCTGGTGCCCGCGGTGTTTTTCTCTTGAGATTTCGCATTGATTTTTACATATAAAGTACTCGTTCGGCCTCTGCGAAGAGGTAACACAAGACACCGCGTCGGGGTTCGATCCCCCGAGACCCCACAACTCTAAAACATCAGCAATGGAGATACAAATCAACGTAACAATCGACCTGAGCGACCGCACGCTCAACGCCCTCCAGGGGCTGCTGGCCGCACCGCGTCAGCTGCATGCAGCGCAGCCCGTCGAGCTTCAGCCTACGCCTACGCCGGCGCCGGCAGAAGACGCAGCCACCGCCGGCACACAGCCCGAAGCAGCACCACCGGCTCAGCCCGAAGCAGCAACGCCGGCACAGCCCGAACCCCCGGCCCCCATACATGGCGACCGAGCAAAGACCATAATGGCAGCGACCCGCGACCGCCTCGAAGGCCCGAACTGGGAGTCCCGCGAGAAAGGCAGCAAGGTAGACACCATCCACCGCGCGCTAACCGCCAAATTTAAAGTGTTCGCATCGGAGGCAGGCTTCAACAAGCCCTCTGAGATAAACACCGACGCCGGGCTCAACGCCTTCGCCGCCGCCTGCTCATCGCTCCAGCTCAACGACAAGGGCGAAGTCATATCTAAAGAGTGCCCGTTTTGATTATGGACCGGACACACGCATTATTAGCGCCCTCAGCCGCGTACCGGTGGCTGCACTGCACGCCCAGCGTGCAGGCCGAGGCACAGGTGCCCGATAAGAGCAGCCCCTTCGCGGACGAGGGCACCGTAGCCCACGCGCTGGCCGCAAAAAAACTGCGCAACGGGCTGGGCTTCCCGTCCCCCGACGAAGATGCGGAACTTGCAAGCGACCGCGGCCGCCAATGGCTCGACGGCGAAATGGACGAGTGCGCCGAGTTTTACGCTCAGTTCGTAATGGATCGCTACCGCGCCCTGCTCCGCGAGGACACCAACGCCAAAATCTACATCGAGCAAACCGTCAAGGTGCCCATCCTTGACGGGGCAGTATTCGGCACCGCCGACGCCCTGCTCGTGGGCAACGGCGCCCTCGAGGTCATAGACTTCAAATACGGGCGCGGCGTAGCCGTCAAGGCCAACGACAACCCTCAGCTCATGCTCTACGCCGCCGGCGCCCTTGCCGCCGAGGAGTGCGCCGGCGTGACATCCGTGCAGCTCGTCATCGTGCAGCCGCGCAAGGAGAGCGTCTCCGGCACCGCGCCCATCAGCGCCGACTTCATCCGGGCATGGCTCCGCGAGAGCGTGAACGACCGCGCAATGCTCGCGCTCGAAGGTGCCGGCTACCGCAACCCCGGAACGTGGTGCAAGTTCTGCAAGGTCAAGGCGACCTGCGGCGCGCTGGCCGCCATGTCGCTCAGTACGCCGGGCGATTACCCCCTCGAGCAGCTCAGCCTCGACCGGCTCGGCGACGCACTGCGCAACATAGACCTCGTAGAACAATGGGTCGCAGCCGCAAAAGACAAGGCCACAGAGGCACTGCGCGCAGGCCGCGAAGTGCCGGGCTTTAAACTCGTGGAAGGGCGCCGCGTCCGCCGAATAGTAGACCCCGAAGGACTAAGCAAAGCGCTCACTCGCGCCGGCTACACGACCGACCAAATGTACCGCCCGCAAGAGCTCCGCACCATCACCGACCTCGAAAAAATGGTCGGGCGCAAACGCTTCGGCGAAATATCCGCAAACTATATAGACAAGCCCGCCGGGGCTCCCGTCCTCGCCCCTGAGAGCGATGGCCGCGCCACATGGCGTCCCGGCACCGATTTCGACAACCTCTAACAATAAACCAATAAAATGAAACAACCCAAACAAATCGACACCAAGGCCATCTTCGGCCCTTGTCGCCTGTGCTATGTGTCGCTCTTGGAGCGCAAAAAATTCGACGGAGACACCGGCGACGGCAAATACCAGTGCAACATCCTCATCCCCAAAAACGAAACCGAAACAATCAACGCCATAAAGGCAGCCATAAAGGCCGCCACCGACAAAGGCGTGGCCGGCAAATGGGGCGGAAAAATGCCGCGCAAACTGGCCGAATCTCCGCTGCGCGACGGTGACGAAAAAGAAGATCCGACCTTCCACGGCCACTGGTACATCAACGCTAAGAGCAACCAGCGCCCTGCTGTGATCGACCGCAACCGCGAACCCATCACCGACCCCGAGGACATCTACTCCGGCGTTTGGGCAATGTGTTCGGTGTCGTTCTTCCCTTACGGCACCGGCGGCAACAACGGCATCGGTGCGGGACTTAACACGATCATGAAGCACAAGGACGGCGACCGCATAGGCGGCGGCGATTCCACGCACGACTTCGACGGGTACGACGACGACGACGACGACCTCTAAGCGATGAAAATCCCAACTGACAAATTATACCACTTTGGCGTCTGCGCCCTGATCGCCTTCTTCGGAGCTGCGGCCTTCCGGCTGTTGCTCCCGGCATCAGTGCCGGACGCCATAGGTGGCGCCGCGCTGGCGCTCGCCGTCGGAGTGGGCAAAGAGTATGGCGACAGCAAGGCCCCCGGCAACCATTGGTGCTGGTGGGACTTGCTGGCCGACCTGCTCGGTGCAGCCTGCGGCGCCGCCTTAACCTTTGCCATAGTATGAGAGATATAAAATTCAGGGGAAAAAGCCTCTCCACCGGAGAATGGCTGCACGGATCGCTGGTGTGGAACACCGGGCGTGCTTTCATTTTCGAAACCGACTTGGACGCCATGATCGGCAAGGTGCGCGACTGCGAAGTGCTCCCCGGCTCAATAGGCCAGTACACCGGGATGAAAGACAGGCTCGGTGTGGACATCTACGAGGGCGACGTCCTCTATTGGTTCGAGTTCGGCGGTCGACACATGGGGTATGGCTCTCAGGGCGCAATGCACTGGGACAAGCACACAATGAGCTGGGCGCTGCTGCGCGACCGCCTCACCGCCGACGGGCGCCTTTGCATTGTTCCGCGCCCCTATGACAAGCGCCACCTTGAGGTGGTGGGAAACATCACAGACAATCCTGAGTTAATGGAACGAGTAAGCCATGACCGACATCTTCACACCTAAAGACTTGGGGCTGGAGCGTCGCCGCAAGACCACCGACGACCTGCCCGCAGAGCAGACCGCGCTGTGGGGCGCCCGGCTATACTCGCTGTGCAATTTGGCGTGGGATTATATGGATACCATTCGCGACGTGTGCATCGCCTACCGCATTGGCGAAACCCGCAAGCTCACTCATCGGTTAGTGGCTCTGCGCAAGGAGTACGACGAGTTCCGCCGCCACGAGATAGACCCGGAGTGCGAGCTTATTGAGACCGAGCAAGGACAGGCCTTCGAGGAGGTCTATGGCCGAGACTTCTCGCGGCTGAGCCGTGCGCTGGCCGAGGTCACACAAGGCATGCCCGAAAGCGAAAGGATGCTCTACAAGGCCGTTCAGATGGCCTACACCCTCATCCGTGCGGTGTGCCTCTACGCCCGCTGGGGCGACGCGCAACTGCGCAAGTACGGCATCGAGACTAAACGCGACTATGCAATGCTCCAGCCCGAGTTCTTGGCCGCTGGCCGGCTGGTGGCTCAGTTCCGGCGCCCCTGCTGGCCGCGCTTCGACGTGATGCCTTTCGCAAAGGCCATATATTGCCGCCTGCACATCTTCGGACGAATAGTAAAAGACGATAACAAATGAAAGCATACAAAGGATTTAACTCCGACCTGACTTGCCGAGGCTTTAAGTACGAGGTCGGCAAAGAGTATGAGATGAGCGACCCCGTAGAGGTTTGCAGCCGAGGGTTCCACGCCTGTGAAAATCCGCTGGACGTTTTTAAGTATTACCCGCCGGTGAGTGATGTCGGCATACCTAACCGATACTGCGAAGTTGAGTTGGGAGGGGATATTAAGACCGACGGCGATAAGAGCTGTGCGTCTAAAATAAAAATCATAGCAGAGATAAGCCTTGCGGAATTGATTGACGCGGGAGTAACAAGCGCTACTATCTCCGCCGCGACCAACACGGGCAACTGCTCCGCCGCGACCAACACGGGCTACCGCTCCGCCGCGACCAACACGGGCAACTGCTCCGCCGCGACCAACACGGGCGCAAGCTCCGCCGCGACCAACACGGGCGACTTCTCCGCCGCGACCAACACGGGCAACTGCTCCGCCGCGACCAACACGGGCGACCGCTCCGCCGCGACCAACACGGGCAACTGCTCCGCCGCGACCAGCACGGGCGACTTCTCCGCAGCGACCAACACGGGCGACCGCTCCGCCGCGATCAACACGGGCAACTTCTCGACGGCATCAGTCGGCGGCAAACATTCTGTCGCTATTGCCACCGGCAAAAGCAGCAGCGCAAAAGGCAATTTAGGCTGCTGGCTTGTGCTGACCGAACGCAATGAATTTTTCGAAATACTTTCGGTCAAGGCCGTCAAAGTCGACGGCAAAAAGGTCAAGGCCGACACATACTACACCCTCAAAAACGGCAAAATCATAGAGGCAAAATGATTAAGAACAGCATAATAATCGACGGCGAGGTCTACGAGGCTGTGCCGGAACCGACCAGCAAGACGGGCGGTGCCAGCGCCGAACGCTCGAAGGGAGCGTCCCCTGCGGTGCCTTCAACTACAACGTGCTATTTCGCAAGGCCAACTATAAACTCAAATCAAATGACACAAACCTGCATCAGTTGCCATTACTACGATGTAGAGGCTAAAGTATGCGCCCAACCAAAAGGGCGTCTTCACGGTGTCACACTTACGGACGCACTGGCCGCAGCCGATAATGGCTGCGAGACTTACAAGGCGGCAATTTACCGCATTACCCCGAAAGGAATCCTTTGGAGCGCGATGAGAGCGGCAGAACTTGACTTCTCCGAAGCCCAGTTCGAATCCGTCTGGAATGACTTCGACGAAGGTATGCACAAAAACGGGTATGTCGAAGAGGGCGGCGATGATGAGCAAGCCAATTAAAAGAAAATAAATAATGGCACAACTCGAACTATTTGACAACGACGTCCCGCGGTCCGTTGAGGTCAAACGCAAGGCGGCAGCTAAATTTCAGGACTACGACACACTCGCCCCGCGAGCTCAAGATAATAGCAAACCTTGAATAACATATACCAAACATAATGCAGGTCACAATATCGACGGCGCCGACGCGCTACAATATAAACTGGGCAGAGCAAACGCTGGACTGGGTCGACTTCGCCGAGCGCTGTGCCTCCCCGGTAATAACCCCGGAGACAGCCGAGGAGTTCCGCAACGCCGACAGCAAACGGCAAGCCGACATCAAGGACGTCGGCGGCTTCGTAGGGGGACGCCTCAAAGACGGAAAGCGGCGCACCGGTTCCGTCGTCTGCCGCACACTCATCACACTGGACTACGACCACGCGCCCGCCGTCCCTATGGACGAGCAGCCCGCGCTGGCCGCTTTAGCGCTGCAAGGGTGGGCGGGACTTGTATACACCACCCACAGCCACACCGCCGAAGCTCCGCGCTTCCGTGTGGTCATCCCACTGAGCAGGCCGCTGCCGCCGAAACAATACGAGGCCGTCGCCCGCGCCGTGGCCGAAACCCTCGGAACCGAAGGCATAGACACCACCACCTACGACGCCGAGCGCCTCTTCTTTTGGCCGAGCGCCAGCACCGGCGCCCCTTTCTACTTCGACCGCTACGTCGGCGACTTCCTAAACCCGGAGCCATACCTCGCCACAATACCCTCAGAGGCCGACGTGCTCGAACCCTCAGCCGCCATGGCGGACGAGTATACAAGCAACGACCCACGCGCCAAAGGCGGCTTCATCGGCGCCTTCTGCCGAGCCTACACCATAAGCGAAGCAATCGAAAAATATTTGCCCGACGTCTACACCCGCCGGGGCGCAAACCGCTACACCTACAACAACGGCACAACGGCCGGCGGCATGGTGGTCTACGACGACCTATGGGCGGACTCCCACCACGACAGCGATCCCGCCGGCGGCCATGCCATATGCGCCTTCGACCTTGTGCGCTGCCACCTCGTCGGCGGCTCTCCGCTCAACCCCGAAAAGCAATACATCGACAAGATGATCCAAATAATTAAGGACGACCCGAAAGTAATAGCAGAACTCACCGCGGACGACCGGACCGAAGTCGCAACCCTGGCCGACAGCCCCGACGCCCCCAAGCCCAAACGCCGCAAGAAAGAACTGCCGGCAGGCTATTACGAAGACACCATCCGCGGAGCCACCGACGCCATACTGGCCCATTTGGGCGACCATCTATGGTACAACGAGTTCTCCCGCGCCATTATGGTCGAAGGCGGCCTCCCCTGGCGCCCTGATGCCACCGACTGGCAAGACCGCGACAACCACGGCCTGCGCCTCTTTCTCGAAGCCAAAGGCATCAAGAAAGAGACCAACGTAAATTCAGGCCTGCAAAACGCCCTTCTCGGGCGCTCCCGACACCCAATAAAGGAATATCTCGACAAGTGCCGCAAAGTGCCCTACAAGGCCGGCGACCTCGAACGCCTGTTCATAAACTTCCTCGGAGCCGAAGACACACCCTACACCCGCGCAGTGACCAAAATATTCTTTGTCGGCGCCGTGGCTCGCATCTACGACTCGGGGTGCAAGTTCGACTACTGCCCCGTGCTGCAAGGTCCGCAGGGCATAGGCAAAAGCACGGTGTTCTCCGTCATGGGCGGCCCGTGGTTCTCCGATTCCCTATCCACCACCGAGGGCAAAGATGGCATGGAGCAGCTCCGCGGCAAATGGGTACTCGAAATGGGCGAACTCTCCGCAATGCGCCGATCCGACGTAGAAGCCACCAAGGCCTTCATATCCCGACGCACCGACACCTACCGCGCCGCCTACGCCCGCACCATTGACGACTGGCCGAGGCAGTGCGTCATCGGCGCAACGACCAACCAACAATTTTACCTCAAGGGCGACAGCAACCGCCGCTTCTTGCCAATACTCGTGGACGGCGCACGGCGTATTCTCAGCCCATTCGAAGACCTCGCGCCCCGCCGCGACGCCCTATGGGCCGAAGCCCTCGCCCTCTATGAGGCCGGCACCAAACTATACCTTGAGGCCGAACTGGAGACCGTAGCCCGTCAAAAGCAAGAGGCAGCCAACGAGGACGCCGACAACCCCTATGTCGCCGACCTGGAGGTCTACATCGGCAAACTACTCCCGGAAGACTGGGACAAACGCGACCTCGCCCAACGCCGCCAATACTTCACCGGGGCCGACCTGGGCGAGTACCAGCGCCAACAGCCGCGCATGCGCATCAGCCCCCGCGAGTTCCTGTGGGAGTACTACGGCATCAAGCCCGCCGACCCGTTCTATAAGGTCAAAACCAACGGCGTGGCAAAGGCCCTGCAAATGCTGGGCTGGAAAAACGTCGGGACGTCCCGCCATTGCCAAAAGGCCTACGGGCGCCAACAATCCTTTGAGCGCCCTGCCTCTGCTGCTGCGGAACTTGAAGACGACGAACTTTGACCCTTGCACATTTAAAACTAAATGTGTATATTTGCAAAGATTTCCTCCTTTTCCACTTTTGGACCTTCGGCAGTTGTCAAACATCTGTCAAACATCTGTCAAACATCTCCCAAAGATGTTTGACATTTTTTCTATATATTGTCAAACATTGTCAATCAACTTCAATTAAGATGTTTGACACTTAAAGCGCTATTAATCTTTTATATAACTATATTGTCAAACGTGTCAAACATCTATTTATCAATATTAACAATAGGTAAAAATAGGGTAAAAATAGTATAAAACATAGTAGTCTATTACGCGCGCGCGCGCGAGACCTGTTTGACACCCCAAAACGCCATGAGAAAACTCACCGAAAACAGCCAAGAAAGCGAGAAAGCAATCGAGCGCTACCTCGCAACACAATGTGCCGCCCGCGGCTGGCTCTGCCTAAAGTACGCCGCCACCATAGGCATGGCCTCCGGCTACCCCGACCGCATAGTGTGCACCGGAGCAGGCCACACCGCCTGGGTAGAACTAAAGAGCAAAGGGCGCAAGCCCACCGCGCTCCAGCTGGCGCGGCATCAGCAACTGCGCGCCTTCGGCTACCGGGTATTCGTGGCCGACAGCCGCGCCGCCGTCGATGAGCTGATAAACGCCCTTGCAACCTCAGCCCGATGAAATTCACGCCACACGCATATCAACAGCGCGCCGTGCGCTGGATCTTCGACCATCCCCACTGCGGGCTATTCCTTGACATGGGCCTCGGCAAAAGCGTCATCACCCTGACGGCAGTGCGCCACCTCATCGACGAGTGCGAGATAAGTTCCGCGCTCATCGTGGCGCCCAAGAAAGTAGCAGAAGCCACATGGGGAGCAGAAGCGGCCAAATGGGACCATTTGCAAGGCTTGAAGGTACAAACAATCATCGGCACCCCGTCTGCGCGTCTGAAGGCCCTAAAAACGCCCGCCGACGTCTACGTCACCGGACGCGACAACCTGCCGTGGCTGCTAGAGCAGTGCGACCCCAAGCGGCTGCCGTGGGATATGCTCATACTTGACGAACTGACCAGCTTCAAAAGCCCGTCGTCGCTGCGGTTCAAGGCGCTCAAGCGAGTGCGGTCTATGTTCGCGCGCATCGTAGGCCTCACCGGCACACCTGCGCCCAACGGCCTCAAAGACCTATGGGCGCAGATGTACTGCATCGACGGCGGCGAGCGGCTGGGCAAGTTCAACGGCAGATATATGGACCAATACTTCCACGCCGTCATCTACAACAACATCCCGATAAAATACACACTCAGGGAAGGCGCTGAGGCCAAGATACGCCAAGCCATAGCCGACATATGCCTGACCATGCAAGCCGAAGAATACCTGACACTGCCGCCGCTCATCGAGATAGACGACCGCGTAGAACTCGACACCAAGAGCGCCGAGGCCTACGAGACCTTTGTCCGCGAGCAGGTGATGGCGCTGGCCGCAGAGGGCGCCGACCGCAAGAGCATCATCACCGCCACCAACGCCGCCGGACTACTCAACAAACTCAGCCAAATGGCTAACGGCGCAATATACACCGAAGGCGAGCTGCCCGGCATGGAGCGTCGTCCCTGGGCCGGCGTCCATAAGGCCAAAATAGAGCGCTTGCTCGAGATAGTTGAGGCAGAGCAGGGCGGAGTGCTGGTGTTCTACCAGTACAAGCACGACGCCGAACGCATAGAGGCCGCACTGCCTCGCGGCGTCAAGGTCGAACAGTACGACGGCCCCGAAACCCTCGCGCGGTGGAACGCGGGCAAAATAGACGTACTGCTGGCACACCCCGCGTCAACCGCCTACGGCCTCAACATGCAGGCCGGCGGCAGCTGCCTGGTGTGGTTCGGCACGGGCTGGAACCTCGAGCTATATCAACAAGCCAACGCGCGCCTTCACCGACAAGGACAGAGCCGCCCCGTGCGCTGCCACCGCATCATAGCGGCGGGAACGGTGGACGAGCGTGCGGTGGCAGCGCTGCGAAACAAGACACAGACCCAAAAGGCCCTGATGGACGGGCTGCGGGCATTGGTGGATAAATACGCCCGTTGAGCCTATTGCGTAAGATACAAACATTTAGTAACTTTGCACACTAACTCTCAACCTCTACTATACTCAATGACAAAACGCAATAGGCTCAACCTAACCCTTACCGCCTCGCGTCTCTCCCAACTTAAGCGGCTCCGCGACCGCTATCACGCCAAGAGCTATTGTCGCGTCATCTACGACATCCTCGCGGCCATTGACCGCGTAGCCGTGGAAAGCATCAAGGCCGGAGCCAGCGACGCCTCGACGGTCGAGGCCGACATTAAGGAAATGTTTGATAGGTACACCAACGGAGACGACGACCATGGCGCGCGACCCTCAGTACATCAAACTTATTAACTCGATGCAGTGGCGGCGCCTGCGGGCCGAGGTACTGTCGGCGCACCCTCTGTGCCAGGACTGCGAGCTTGAAGGGCGAGTGACGGCAGCCACCGAGGTGCATCACGTCACACCCATAGAGAGCGGCGTCAGCTTCGAGCAGAAGCGCGCGCTGGCCTACAGACGCGGCAACCTGCGCGCCTTGTGCCATCCCTGCCACAAGGCAGCACACGAGGCCATGAGGCACGGGCCAAGCAGCCCGGAGGCCAAAGAATTGAGTCGGCAGCGACGTCAGGCGACACAGGCCGAGACCCAGCGCTACCTCGACGAGCTGACCGGGGGGCCTATTTTTTTAGACACCCCCGGGGACGCCTAAACCCACCTCGCCCTATGTTTACATGTGTGAGGAAAATTTCGAAAAACTGCACTTTTGGCTATGGCTGAAAAAACACGAAGATACGAGACAAGAGTAATTAACGCGCTAAAGGAAGCAGGCACATACCACGAGGGGCTAACCCCTCAACTGGTAGCGCTGGCCGGCCTGATGCGCACGCTCGCCTTAGCCAACGCAGAGATCGACAAGCTGACCAAGACCACCGTCGTGGAGATTTCGCGGTACGGAGAGAAGACCGTGCCACATCCGGCATTTAAGGTGCAGCGCGATGCGGCCGACGCGATAATGCGACAACTCAAGCAACTCGGACTAACGACAGAGATGCTCGGTGGTGGCAATGATAGCGACCCGCTCGTAGCCCTGACGCAGCAGCTCATAGAAAGCGGCGCCGGCGCGGGCACCCTGAAGCCCGAACTCGACGACGCAGAATGACCGACCAGGAGCGCACCGAACTGATAGCGCTCAAGGTCGAAGCCGGAGCGCAACTGGCCGCCGCGCCGATAGACGCCTACCACCTCGGCGCCGTCGACCCTCGCCTCGAGGCATATGTGCGGGAGGTGGCCGACAACCCCGAGCGGCACAATGTTTGGGAGCAGCTCTCGGTGGTTCACTTTCTCCGCAAGTGCCGCAAGTACGGGCTGCATGCGGGCGAGGTGCTTCGGTTCTACACCTTCTACGAGGCGCTCTATTTTCCCGGGAAGAACGGGCCGACGCGCTACAAGCTGACCCCGGTGCAGTGCTTCCAGTTCGCCAGCATCTATGGCTTTTGGCGAGACGGGCGCCGCGTAGTTCGGGAGGCCGTGCTTTTTGTTCCCCGCAAATTTTCCAAGACCACCAGCAGCGCCGCCTTTGCCGTATACGACCTGATAGCCGGCGAGGCCAACGCCGAGAGCTACACCGGAGCTAATTCGAGCGATCAGGCAAAGAAATGCTTTGACATCATCCGCGGGGCCGTGCGCAAACTCGACCCCAACGAAAAGCGCTACGTCGTCAATGAGCAAATGATCAAGAGCAAGCGCGAAGACCGCTCCGCCTTTGCGCAGTGCCTCACCGCCAACGCCCGCACCAAAGACGGCCTCAACGCCTCAACAGTGATAATGGACGAGTTCTCCCAAGCGCGGGACATGAACTTGCTTTCAGTTCTTACCACCTCAATGGGCGTGCGTTCCAACCCGCTCACCGTCATCATCACCACAGCGAGCGACGTTATGGACGGCCCGTTTTACTCCATGCTCCAGGGATACAAAGACCTGTTGCGCGGCGTCTACGAAGACGACTCCGTATTTGCCCACCTTTTCGAGCCGGACGTGGGCGACGCCGAGAACAGCCCGGAGACCTGGGCAAAGGTGCAGCCGCATATGGGCATAACCGTAGACCCTGACTTTTATCGGAGCGAATACGACAAGGCCAAGCGCAACGGCGCCGAGGCCATGCTCGCCTTCCGCACGAAGCTGCTCAACGTCTACGCCGAAAACGAGCAGCGGGCATGGATAAGCGCCACGCTGGCGCGGAGCGTAGCCAAACATATCCCGTTGAGCCAAATCCGGAAGGGTGCCATAGCGTCCATCGGTGTCGACTTGAGCGTATCCCGAGACCTAACGGCATTGTCTTTGTGCGTCTATGGACCGGCGGGCAGCGGGACGTGGCACCTGCACACCGAGTATTTTTTTCCCGAAGGCGCCCTTGAGGGGCACCCCAACGCCAAGCTATTTCGTGCGTGGGCGGAGCACGGGCACCTGCACTTACTCCCCGGCGACGTTATGGACTACCGCCACATCGTGGAATGGATACTCGCCAAGCGTCAGCAGTTCCGCCTCATTGGCATAGGCTACGACAGTTATCGGAGCAAAGATTTAGTGCTGATGCTTGAAAGCGCAGGCCTTAAGCCGATATTAACCCCCGTGTCGCAGTCGCTGGGCAACTTTGCGCCGACCGTCCAAGACTTCGAGGCTGCACTCAAAACCGGCAAAATAAGCATCAACGACAACCCGATAAATTACTACTGCTTCGGCAATGCGGTGTTGGTCGAAGATATGTATGACAACGCGAAGCCCATGAAACGCAGCGCCAACCAAAAAATTGACGGTGTAATTACCAAGTTGATGAGTTTTTTCATCTTCCGCACCTTCCAGCATTAACAAACGTTAAAATCCTCCATTGCAGCCGAAAATGGTAACCAAATGGGGCAAATCTACCCTAAGGGTAGAGACCCACCGCAATGGATATAATCAACAGCATTAAAGGCGTCTTTCGACGCGAAAAAAGCACCACGGGCACCGGGGTGAGCTCACCCCTGCGCCGTGGGGAGCCTGCGCCGTGGCTCTACGACAACACCCGGGCCGAGGCCATCAGCACAGTGTACTGCTGCGTAGACCTCATCTCCAAGCGCATTGCCTCGATGCCGGTCTACTACGAGACCCTGCGTCGCGGCGTCTACGTCGCCGACAACACCACCCGCATCAACGACTGCCTCAACATCCAGCCGGACGGAGCGCAGAGCGCCTACGACTTTTGGCGTCAGGTCATTTGGGAGGTGCTGACCGAGGGCAATGCCTACATCGTGCCTGTAATCAACCCCGCTGACCTTAAAATGGACAGACTGGTCCTGTGCTCCCGAGGCACTGTCTACCACGACACCGAGGCCGACGTCTACCACGTCAACGACTGGCGCCGTAGCATCCGCGGCGTATACCACGAGGACGAGATTGTGCACATCAAAGGCGCCAGCCTGCCCGAGACGCCCAAGGTAGGGCAGAGCGTAATAAGTTTCGCCCGGCAGACCATCGGCACAGTTGGGGCGGCAAACTCCGAGATGCGTAACCGCTTCGTCAACGGCGGCGCCGTTCGCGGTTTTGTCACCGGCAAAGAGGGCGCAACGATGATCTTCGGCGACTACGACCCCGCCGAGGGCGACAAGCTGGCCGACCGCGTCGAAGAGCGCATCAACACCCGCAGACTGGGCGTGTCGTACCTGCCCGGCGAATTTGACTTTAAGTCCACCGGCATGACGGCCGCCGATATGCAGTTTTTGGAAACCCTCAAATACAATGTGCGCGAGATATGCCGCTTTTTCGGGGTGCATCCGTCGTTTGTTTTTGACGACATCGCCTCCAATTACAAAAGCGCCGAGAACGCCACAGCCGCCCTGCTCGACACCACCATAAACCCGATGCTCCGCAACATTGAATCAGAGCTGCACCGCAAGCTGATTCCTCGCGGCATGTGGCACGCCGCCCGCGTGCGCTTTGACCGCGAGGCAATGTACGCCAGCAACATCGAGGCCCGTCTCGCTTATCAGACCAAGGCACTCAACATCGGGGCGCGCACCGTCAACGAGATACGGCGCGCCGACAACAAGCCGCCGGTCCCCGGTGGCGACGTGGCAATGATAAGCGCAAACCTCAAAAGTCTAACCGAAATCACACACCCCGACAATGACCAAGCCCAATAACATACGCCGCGAAATATTCGTGCCCGGAGCAGGGCTCCGAGTGCGCGAGAGTGGCGGAGAAAACGAGAAAGCCCCACGCATCATCGAGGGCCACGCCATACTGTTCAATGTCCCCAGCGCCGTGCTTTGGGAGGATCAGGACGAGATAGCCCGCGAGGTTATCGCCCCGGAGGCCGTAACGCAAGAGCTCCTCGATAGCTCCGACATCAAGCTCACTATGTTCCACAACCGCGAGCTCGTTCTCGGCCGCAGCAACAAGGGGAGCGGTACACTCAAATACGAAATTGACGAGGTCGGAGTGAAATTTACTTGCGAGGTCCCCGACACCGCCGACGGCGACAAGGCTTACAACCTCGTCAGCCGTGGCGACATCTCCGGCTGTTCGTTTGCCTTTTATGTCCCTAATGGTGACGCGGTAACCCTTGAAACAAGTACCGTCCCCGACGGGCGCAGAGAGAAGACCTACACAGTGCGCGCCATTGCTGAAATCGTAGACTTCACCCTTGCGCTCGACCCCGCTTACCCGCAGACCGACGTCAACGCCCGCGACATCTATGCCGTCAAGCAGCCCGCAGCCCCTGAGACAATGAGCGACCAGGCCAAGGCTCAGGTGCGCGAGCTCCGCAACCTATCCCGCAAAACCAATAATTATTAACCCAATCCATAAAATGAACAAGACAAAAGAATCCCTGTTCGCCCTCTCCCAGCGAGAGATGGAAAAACGAGGCCGCCTCGGCGCCATTGCCGACGCCTGCGAGGCCGAAAAGCGCGAAATGACCGAGGCCGAAAAGACCGAGGTCGCCGCTATCAAGCGCGAACTCGACGCACTGGAACTCCGCCAGCGCGCCGTGCAGACCCGCGAAGAGAACCCCACCGCCGGCTACAACGAAGCCACCGCCAAGGTGCGCGAGCGCCTTATGGACGGCCGCAAAGTGGCCATCGTGCTCAACCGCGAGACTACCTACGTCAAGACCGAAAGCGTCGCCGACACCGGCATCATCGAGGTCGCTCAGCAGGATATGCTCAAGCCCCTGCGCGAAAAACTCATCTACAACGTGGTCGGCCTGACAGTCCCCGCCAACCTGCCCGAAAACGCCCCTCTGCGCTGGCCCAGCCACACCAAGGCCACCGCACACTTTGCCGACGAGGCTGAGCGCCTCACCGATTCCAAGATCGAGTTCGGCAAGCTCGAAGCCAAGCCTCAGCGCGTAGGCATCGCCATCCCCGTGACCGAGGAAGCCCTCAAGGGCTCGCAGGGCATCGTGGAATCCGTAGTGCGCGAGGAAATGCCCGCCGCTGTGGCTGACGCCATCAACGAGGCGCTTCTCGACATCACCGGCAAATATACCGCCGCCGACGGCACACAGAAAGACCGCAAGTTCGTGGGCCCCTTCGTGGCAGCTGCCAAGACCCCCTTCGACTTCGCCGCCCAGTATCCCACCCGCAAAGAACTGCTCAAGATGAAAGCCAAAGTGGTAGACGCCGGCATCGACATCCGCAACGGCGTCTACATCATGAACGAGACCACCAAGGCCGAGCTCGAGGACACCAAGATCGACGCAGGCTCCGGACGCTTCGTCTGCGAGGACGGCAAGATCCTCGGCTATCCCGTGTTCACCCACAGCAAGCTCGCCGATGGCGTCGTGCTCTTTGGCGACATGAGCTACCAGGCCCTCGGCCTCTACGGCACCATGAGCGTCAAAGCCGACCCCTACACCCTGCTGCGCGAGCATGCCGTTGACTTCGTTCTCAACGGCCACGCCGCCACCGTAACGCTCCGCCCCGAAGCCTTCGTAGTGGGCAAGAAGAAAACCGCCTAAACTGACCACGGCGTATGGCACTCGTAAATTTTGAGCTATTTAAGCAGCACCTCAAGGCCGACGACTACGCGGACGAAGATGAATATCTGCGCCATCTCTGCGACACCGCAGAAGCCGCCGTCATAGCCGCAACCCACCGCGACGTGCGCGAACTGCTGAAGATGAACCACGGCGAGCTGCCGAAGGAACTTCAGCACGCAGTTCTGTTGCTCGGTGCGCACTGGCACAACCAGCGCGAGGCCGCTGCTTCTGTTCAAATGCACGCTGTGCCATATGCCGTGGACGCTCTTGTGCGTAGGTTTAAAAAACTCGTGTAGCTATGCAAGCCGGAAAGATGAAACACCGCCTCGAGCTTATGAAGCCGGACAGCACGCCCGACGCCTTTGGCGCCCTCAAGAAAAAGGGGGGCTACGTCAAAACGGCCACGGTGTGGGCGGAACGTGTAACCCTCAAGGCCAGCGAGCACCGCGAAGCCCGCGAGGAGTTTGCCGATTTTTCGGCGGAGTTCCGCATCCGGGACGCGCACAAGGTAGGCAACGGTTGGCGCTGCCGTCAGTTGGGCGGCATGCTCTATAACATCACCAACGTAATACCCAACGAGCAGCGAGGTTTTTTGACCCTCGTCTGCTCCAGGGTTAACGAGTAAGGCAATGGCAGATACCATAAGCATAGAACCCGACTACAGCAAGCTGCAAATGCTCTTCGGCGCCCTCGAATACAAGGAGCGGCAGAAGATAGCCCAGCGGGCTATGCATCAAACGGCAAAGCGCGTGCGCGAGATTGCCGTGTCGCACTTGATGAACTCGCGTCTGACCAATGCGGGCAAACTGCGTCAGCACATCCGCATTGTTAAGACAACCGGAGCCGGTTATATGGTGACCATCATGCGCGACCGCACCGGCAAGCTCCCTCTCTACCGCGCCAACGGGCGCCGCGACTTTAGCCAGCAGGGATATTTGCTGCGCTTCCACGAGGGAGGTTCCTACAGAACCGGGCGACGCAAGACAGCTCAGGGCAAGAACCGCGGCGAGCTGGGCGGCATATGGTTCATGCAGAAAGCCGCCAACCAAGCGCAGTCTATTGTCAAACAACACGCCCAATCCGACCTCATGGACGTACTGGGCAAAATAGCGAAACGGTATGGAGTTGTCGTCAATTAAACCCACGTCTCTGAGCGTCGGCGCCACGGTGCGCAGTGCGCTGCTCGCTGACCCTTGTGTGGCGAGACTTGTCAAGGAGATAGCTCCACTCGGGGTGCCGGCCGAAACGTCGCTGCCTTATATAGTGTACGCCCGTGGCCGTTACTCGCAGGTTCCCGTCAAGGGGCTACCGGGACCCGACCTGCTCGAACTCGACTTGATTATCTGCACGGAGGACTACCCGGAGAGCATCCTGCTCGCCGAGGCCGTCCGTGCCGCACTCGACGGGAAACAAATAACACCGGCGACGCCGGACATGGTGCCCGTGCGCGGCTGCTGGCTCAGTGGCGGCGACGGGGAACTCATAGACGGCGACGCTGTTATCCAACATTTAACATTTACCCTAAAAATTTAAACCCACATGGCAGACACACAAGCAGCCGCACTGACCGGCTACGTCAATGGCTCCGACCTGCTTTTTAAAGTAGGCGGCAAGGCCGTCGGGCACTGCACCAAAAACGAGCTGACCTTCAACAGCGAGACAAAAGACAAGGCCGTAAAACCAGCCGCCGACGTAGCAATCGGTGCGGCCTCGCTCTTTAAATCCAAGAGCGTCACCGGGCTCACAATCTCCGGCTCTTTCGAGGGGCTCTCGTTCTACGGCGAGACCGAAAAACGCATCGGCGAACTCATCGACGCCTGGAAGGCCGGCGAACCCGTCGAAGTCGAGGCTTTCCGCCGCGGCCAGGACACCACGCCCTTCCTCGCCTGCAAGTTCATCCTGTCTAATCTGCAAATCAGCGCTCCCGCTCAGGACGACATCACCGTCTCCGGCCAGCTCGAAAACGCAGAAGCTCCCACCACGATCGACGGCTCCAAAATCAATTTTTAACCTATGCGCACAGTAACGATATACGGCAAAGATTACCCATTCGTCCAGACTATGGGCGCGTGGGTGTTCTTTAAGGCCCTCACCGGCAAGGAGGCCTCGGCCATCGACGGCAATAGCCCGACCGAACAAATACAGTATTTTTACTGCGTTGTAAAGGCCGCATGTCTGCGCGAGGGCATAGAGTTTGACCTTGATTTTGACCGCTTCGCCTGCGGTGTTGACCTCGGCACGATTGCCGAGTGGAACAACGCCCTCGTAGCCGAAGCGGAGGCAGTGACAAAAAAAAAGACAGCGCCCCGGCGCTAATCACCGACCTGCTCGGCTTCGCGCTAGGCACACTTAAAATGCCGCGCGGTGAATTCTTGACACTCACCCCGGAGGAGTTCACCGCGACGGCAACCGCATACCACAGGACAGAGGAGCAGCATATGCGCGACGAATGGGAGAGGGCACGAATGATAGCTTATTACAGCGTAGTGCCCCACATAGACCAACACAAGGCCAAGCTGACACCGCAGAAGCTGCTCCCGCTCCCATGGGACAAACAAGGCACACCGGACACATTGCCGGAGCCGACAAAGGAAGAGCGCAAAGCTCGATTTGAACAACTCAAAGCACTAAGAGATGGCAAGTAACAAGGCAGTTTTTACAATCGTAACCCAGGTGCTCAACAAGGGCAAGGGTTTTGGTATGCTCAAGGGCGACCTCGAGGCCTTTCAGAAAGAACTCGCCTCGGCGATTGCCACCTCTCGCCAGTTCAAACCTCGCATCATTAATTTCACAGCGCTGGCAATGGGTTTCCAAGGCGTTACACGCGCCGTCAACCAGCTAAACCAGTGCTTTAGCCAGCTCACCGCCGCCTACTCGGCACAGATAGAGGCCGAGACCCAGTTAGGGCAGGTAATGTCCCGCACCATGAGCGCCACAGAGGCCGACGTTCAAGCCATTAAAGACCTCTGCTCGGCGCAGCAGGCGCTCGGCGTCGTCGGCGACGAAGTACAGCTCGCGGGCGCCCAAGAGCTGGCCACCTACATCTCCAAGCGCGAGACGCTGGAGAAGCTCATCCCCGCCATGAACGACATGGTGGCGCAGCAGTACGGCTACAACGCCACCGCACAGTCGGCAGTGAGCATCGCCACCATGCTCGGAAAGGTGATGAACGGGCAGACCAGCGCGCTGAGCCGCTACGGCTACTCGTTCAACGAAATTCAGGCGAATATTCTCAAGACCGGCACAGAGGCCGAACGCGCCGCAGTGCTCTTTGAAGTCATTGAGGAAAGCGTCGGCGGCGTCAATGAAGCCCTCGCCAACACCACCATGGGCGCGATGAAGCAGTTCAGCAACGCCCTCGGCGACCACATGGAAACGATGGGGAGCTGGGTGGTAAAGGCGATGCCGGTCATCACCGCGTTGAGTTCCATAACTATGGGGCTCGCGGGTGCCGGTCAGCTCATTGCATCGCTCAAAGCCTGTCAGGGCATCATCGCCGGCGTCAACGTCAAGCTGCTTGCGCTGAAGGGCATGGCGCTGCTGTCGGGACAGAGCCTCGCCACGATTACCGCCGGGGCAAATGCGTCCGCCGTGAGCCTGCGCAGTGCTGCCGCTGCGTGCGGCACGCTCAAATTAGCCCTGCGAGGCCTTGCCGCCTCAACCATCATCGGCGTGGCCATTGTGGCTATCAGCTACGCGGTCGAAAAACTATTTACCGCGCTGACCAGCGCCTCGGATGCGGCCAACAAACTCACCGCGGCCGAGCGTCAAGCGCAGCAGGCGTCGGAACGCAATGCAAGAGCTATTGCGGCAGGCAACAACGCCCGCGACGAGGCCGCCGGCAAGATTGAGCTATACATTGCCCGGCTGGAATCAGCCGCCGGCTCGCAGCGCAAAGAACAGAGCCTCGTGGCGGAACTTAACACCACCTACGGGCAGATTTTCGGCACCTACCAAACCGCAGCACAGTGGCTCGAGACCCTGCGCGAGAACTCCGAAAAATATTGCCGACAGTTGGAGATTCAGGCGCAGTTGCAAGCCATGTCGGCCAATATTGCCGAACTGGAAGCCAACAAGCGCGACCTCTTTTATAATGCAGACGGCAGCGCCAAAAACCTCTCGTCCGCCAACGAGGTAGTCACTACAATAACCCCGGGCCGAGACCAGGCGCTGGGCATGGGTATATCAACCCCGGAGATTACTCATGTGGAAATCCCGGATTCGTCGCCTCTCGCTCAAGCCAATGCCGAAAAAGCCCGCATAGAGCGGGAACAGGAAGCCATCCGCGCCCGTATGCGTGAGCTCGCCTCCGAGATAAGCTCCGACTATCATCAGCCCCAAATCGGCGCCTCGCAAGGCACCGAGGGCGTCAGCCTCAACGTCAATGCCCGCACACTGGCCGAGATCGAGGGCAACATAAAATACTACCGGCAGCAGCTCCAAGGCGCCACCGTGGAGACCGCCGCCGCGATAAACGCAGAGATAGACCACTGGCAGTCGCTGAGCGACGCCATACGCAAGGCCACCGACATGAGCGGCGCCGACTACGCCCGCGAGCTTGCGGGTTCCGCCTCTTTCGGAACCACGGCAGACGTTGAGGTTAACGCCAAAGAGCCTGAACTTGAGCCGCTCGAAATTAAGGAGGTTTTCGACGCCGGCGCCACGACGCTCGGCGCCATAGAAACCAACATCTCCATACTGCGCGCCAGTCTGCAAGATATGACGGCAGAGCAGGCCGCTGCCATCAACGACCAAATAGACCATTGGGAGACACTGGCCGACGCCATCCGCAACGCCACCAACAAGCAAGCCGACGCCGGCGAAAAGTTGATGAAGACCGGCCGCGACGTGAGCAGCGCCTTCAGCATGATGGGTTCCGCCATTAGCGGCATCGGCAGTGCCACCGACGACGCCGCAGGGGCATGGCTCGACTACGCCGGCAACCTGCTGGGCAACATCGGGCAAATGATCCAGGCCATTCTCGCCCTGGCGCACGCCAAAGGCATCAGTGCCTCGCAGGATGTAAAGTTCCCCCTTAACATCATCGCCCTGGCTGCCACTACCGCCGCCGTCACCGCCGCAGCACTCAAGGTACCCAAGTTCGCCGCCGGCGGCATCGCCTACGGCCCCACGCTGGGCCTCTTTGGCGAGTACGGCGGCGCAAGCAACAACCCCGAGGTCGTCGCTCCTCTTGACAGGCTCCGCGACCTCATCGGTCCGACGGGAGCGTCATTGCCTGAGACCATAACCCTGCGGGTCAGCGGTCCCGACCTCGTGGCCGTGGTCAACACCCGCCTCAATCACTTAGCGCGCCGATAGTATGGACTACGCCAAGATAATAACCACATCGTTTTGCGGCAAGAGCCTGACCGCCGACCACCGCTGGACGGCAGAGATATGGCGCAGGGGAGCAACCCCTGACGCCGTGCTCGAGGTCGACGCCGACGAAGTCCAGTCAGCCGTCGTGGAGTGGGCCGAGGACGACCTGTGGGCGCCTATCCACGGGAGCACCTGCACGCTGCAGCTCCTCAGCCCCGGCGACCGCAGCCTTGTAGACCTCTACACAGTTCCGCCCGCCGAGGTACAGCTCCGGCTCTACCGCAACGGGGGCCTTTGGTGGGTGGGCACTCTCGACCCCGAATTTTACGAGGAACCCTACGACAACCGGGTCAAGGATTACACCGTAACGCTCACCTTCTCAGACTTCGGCATTTTAGACCGCATGGACGTGGACTGGGGCACAGCCGGGCGCAAGACGCTACGATCCATAATAAGCGACTGTGCCAGTCGTGCGGGACTTGACTTGCTGACGCTCATCTCCGAGGTGTCGTCCACCTATGTGGACGGGCTGACCACCGGCGACCATAAGCTCCTTCCACAGTACGTCGCCGCACGGTGCGCCAATTTTTACGACGAAGACGGCAAGCCGACCACACTCAAAGAAGCATTGGCCGCCGTGCTCCAGCCGCTGGGCTGGCGTATAGAGCAGCGCTGCGGCAACATCCGCCTTTACGACCTCAACAAGCGCGCAACACCTTACACGCCTCAAGACCTCAAGCCCGTACAGATATATGCCGACGGCACCCTCAGCGCAGGCAAGACCGCACGGCGCATAGAGCTCACCTTCTCGCCCTACGACGAGGACGAGCTGTATAACGGCAAGATAGACCCCGACACACTCTTCGGTACGGACGACACCACCTCGGTCGTCAACTACAATCTCGACTATAACTGGGACGACCCCGTGCCCGGCTTTACGCTGCACACCGGCATCCCGTCCGACGTCAGCGCATTGCCCTACGCCCTGAGCACCGTGGCCGCCAAAGCCAAGTATTTCCGCATCGAACCCAAGCACAGCGGCAGCGAGTGCGCCGGCGTGGCCTATAGCTGGCCCACGGTGAGCTCGGCGGAAGGAGGCTTTACCTACGGCAAAGGAGGGGAGGCGCCTTTCACGTTCCGCCCGGAACAATGCGCCACGCTGGGCGACGCGCAGATGCGCCTCTTCAAGTGCAAGGGCATCCCCGTACCGGCTTCGGGAGGCGGAGGCTATCGGCGCCTTAAGCTGACACTCGACCTCTGCGTGGACTGCCGCTACAATCCCTACGAAAGCGCCGACGAGTACAACGAGGAGGGCGCCAACAAGCGCTGCTCCGAGGAAATTAATTTGCTCTACGTCCCGGCCCGCGTCTACCTGCTCAATGCCTCGGGCACGATTACCCATTACTACGAGAGCGCCGAGACCTTGTCGCCGACCGGCTACCTACAGGACAACGGCCGATGGGTGGCAGCCGCGAGTGCCCCGTGGGGCAAAATGTTTTTGGCCTACTACGGCGCCGACCTCGAGAAAAAGACCAGCGGCGTGCAGTGCGGCTGGGCGACGAATCGCCCCTATGTGCCGACGTCCGCAATGCCCAAGTTCCGCGCCTACAAGGGCAAGAGCTTTAAGGCCCGCGGCGACGGGGAGTGCATCCCGCTGCCACCGGCCGAGGGCACGCTGGTGTTTGAAATCGGGCGCGGCATCTGCTTTTACAATTTCGACCACACCGACGTCACCAATGCCGCCGGGCGCGTGGCCGAGATAAACTGGATACTTTACAAGGATCCAACAGTCGGCGTAGTCAACAAGGACTACACCGACATAGATCCCGAGGACGAGGTTTTCACCGGTGAGGTGGAGAGCGAGGCCGCCGACGACATCACCATAGACACCACCTGCGGAGGCACCGACGCCAAAGGGGAGAGACTGACCGCGCGCGGCGTGCTCATGACTCAGAACCAAAACACCAAGGCCTGGCATCAGCTCACCACCATAACCCGCGGCCCCAACGCCGGACGGCCGGAGGCGCTGCTGCTGGCGACCATCGCCAGCCAGCTCACACCGCGCCACACCGTCATCAGCGGAACGTGTGACCTCGACATCGGGGCATTTACGCTCTGCCGCGTGCAAGGGCAGCCTGCCGACCGGCTTTTTATTCCCGCCAGCGAGGTGGCTGACCTGCGCGAAATGGAGGCTAAGGTTAAACTCATAGAGATAAGCCCGGACGAGTACCGGCCCGAATATACGGCATAATATGGCAAAGACAATCAAAATAACCCGCACCACACTGACAGGCCTGCCGCGGAGCGCCCAGCGTCGCGAGCGCGGCATGAACGCCGTGACCATTGCCGCAGTGGCGGCAACGGGCGGCGCCTCGGAGGGCGACGGCGACGGGCACAAGCACTCCAATCTCGCCGACCTCAACCGGCTCGGCATAGACGGCAAAACCATTAAGGTGGATAATGCCGGAGCTCGCGTGGAGTATGCTGACCAAAGCGACTACGCCACCGAGCTCGACGACGACAGCCCCACGAGGGCCGACTTTATCAGCGCCAAGGACGACGACGTCGCCGAGGGCGAGATAACCTTCAGCAAGGGCTTCAAGGTCGGCCCGGAGGGTTACGTTGACAGCACCAGCAATGCTCACTTCGTGAGCGTAGACGCCCAAGGCCACAGCGGCGACCTCTACGACCTCGGCACCTTCATCGCCGGCATCAGTGGCGGGCGGTTTTGGATTAACGCGCAGAAGCAGACACACCTCGAGTGCGACATCGTCACCGTGCGCGATAGACTGCAGGCCCGCGAAATCGAGGTGCAGGAAGTGACCCACGTCGGCGGCGCTCAGCTCATCAGCCCGGCCGGCGCCCGCTGCGCCGAGGTCAAAGAGGACGGCGCCAATTACGCCCTGTTCTTCGAAGCAGAGGAGGGTGGGGTGCGTTACGGCAATCAGTTCCGCCCCGGCGACCTCATTTTCTGCCAAGTGTTTGACGCCGGCAACGGGGGCACTCGTCGCTGGTGGCGGCGTTGCCTCTCTGTAGGCGACGACGACGGCGGCGGGCGGAACTACGTCGTAGTATCGGGCACCGACTGTGAG